TATAGAGGGCGTCGAAAGAGGTTATTAAATAGTTGATTTACGAATAATTAATTTGGAGAACAAAATGCCAGCACCAGTACTTAAAGCCCTAGCTAAAAAAACAGAAAAGTCATTGGATGACTTGGAAAGATATTGGAAAGAGGCTAAGATCTCTGCCAAGGACAAAGGATTTTCAGAAGATGAGGATCGTTTCTGGGCATACACTATGGGAATCGTCAAGAAAAGGGCTGGCCTAAGTGAAAGCCTACGAGAATTTATTGATGACGTCCTGTGGGTTTTAGACGAAGAAGAAACCAAAGAGGTTCGAGACTATATTGATGCAGATAAAACGGAAAAACCTGCGGAATTAAGTCTTCTTTCTCAGTATTCCAAGGATACTGGATTATCCGAAGAAGAGGTATTAAAATACTGGGATGCAGCTATGAAAGAGGCTAAGAAATTCCAAGCCGAAACTGGGTTAGAGGGTAAAGATATGGTCGAATACGCCATGAAGATCTTTGCTGAAATGATGCCTACCCCAGACGAACAGAAAGAAAAAGAAGAAGCTGCAAAGGCAGAAGAGGAAGAATCGAAGGAGAAAGAGAAAGAAGAATCTGTACCCGCTGATGAGGAGAAGGAAGAGGTTGAAGAGACTTTCGCAGCCATCTTGATGGGTGATCATGACCTTGTGGATATAGATGAGGCCCTTGGGAATGTTATCAGCAAAGAAGAATTGGAGGCTATGAAAAAAGCCGGATTAAAAGTTGATAAGATGTCTAAAATGGACCTGGATAAAAAAATCAAGGAATTAAGAAAGAATATTAAAAAGAGCAAAAAGAATAATATTCTCTCTCTTTTTGGAATAGGAGCCGCTGGGTTCTTGGGTGGCTTTGCCGCTGGCAAAGCCCTGGATGCAGCATTTTCTATGTTCCGAACTAAGTAATTAAACCATAAGGAAATAATTTGGGATTCTAAGAAACAGCGATGGCTAATATACAACGTTCTAATACCTTATTCTTCAATAAAAGAAAGCAAACGACTTTCGATTGGAAGTTCATGGATAGAATTATCCGTGAAGGCTTCTATACGGGTGGAACAGATTTACATATCTATAAGCTAATTGGAAACCACAATCAGTACGAAAATGTTGCTTTCGCATCCAACCCCGATCTAGATATATTTGCTACTAATGAATATGCAGCTCATCGAAGAGGCGAGAAAGCTTTCGATGGAAACCCGGAGAGTTATTACAAGAACACAAATCCTGGTGCCGCATTAGGAAGTGAGTATATCCAAGTTGATTTCGGTGCAGGGGATCCAGCCGAGTGTACTGGGGTGATCATAAATGGTTGGGGGTATAAACAACACGGCCTTCACACCAGCCCAACCGAAATAGAGGTTTGGGGTTCTCAGAATGCAGTTTCTTGGGAATCATTTGGCTCATTCTCTATCTCTGATAGCGAAGAAATCCAAAGATTTGAATTTGAAAATATAACAAAATATCGCTACTACCGATTCCTGAACGGCGGACCAATATATGGGGTTTATGATGGTACTGATCCGAGTGCAACCTGGGAGGTTGCAATTATGGAACTATATAGCGAGGCTGGCAGATTTGGGGTCCAAGACCCATTGTTCATGGAGACCAGAGATAGAAAATACGATGCCGAATCCTCTAACATTCTATGCCATTATGAGATACCAGAGAAACCCCATGATCTTTCAAAATTTGGATTCATAGTTCCATCAGACCAGTTAGAGATTACAATTCTCAGATCTGATATTGAATTGTTATTGGGTAGGATGATAGGGATTGGGGATATAGTAACCCTCCCTCATATAACCGATGATAGCTATGATGACGGGGGTTTACCCAATCATTTGGATGGTAAAAGGTATGAGGTTGTGGATGTTAGTATTGCTGCAGCCGGATATGATCCCAGATGGCGGGATCATTTACAACGGGTCGTAGTTGCTCCGTTGAAAGATAAACCAGAGGTCTACGACATCCTCGGTTATCCAAACGATTGTCCACCACCCGGCTGTGGTGATTCTAGAAATTCATTTTTGGACCTTAATGATCGTATGGAATGGGAAGCAGCTAATGCCGGTGAGCACGGCCAAGATTTGAGCGAAATAGCTCACGGTCCTGATATAACCCTGGCCACCGGACCAATGACTCAAGATTCATATCCACCCAATAACGAACCATGGACTGATGGATTGGATTTCCCAACATCAGCAGTCGATGGAGACTGGTTCCGTCATATCGGGTATGATACCCCTAGACTTTACAAATATAGCGGAAATCGTTGGATTAGAAAAGAAATTGAGAGTAGAGAACATTTTGATGGCAGAGATACTATGCGAGGAATCTTAAAAGATAACCTAAGCCTACCTCTTACCGGAAGTTCTATACAACAAAGTCTAAAGGATGAATAATGTCGTATAAAACTTACTATTATGACAAACAGATCAGAGCCTATATTTTACAATTTATGGATCTTTTTATCGGGTTGAAAGTTAGTACCGGATATGTTAACGGCGAACCAATATATATCAAAGTTCCGATTATCTATGGAAACTCAGACAGAGTTGCTAATTATATTCTAGCAGGCGCAGATTGCCTAGAAACTCAACAGGCCAGCCTCCCGATAATGGCAGCGAACATGACCCAATTAACTCTTCGTCCGGAGAGTAACAGGCATCCCGCTATAGTGGATCGAAGAACCTATATGACTGTGGATGATTCTATGGAATCAGACACAGAGGCTGAAGCCGCTGAGAAGATCCGTGTCAAAGCCCGTGTCATGCCGGTGGCATACACTTTATCGATGGAGCTATCTATAGCGGTATCTAACACGGATCACCAGCTACAGATGATCGAACAGATATTGATGGTTTTCAATCCTTCCCTGGATATTCAAACTACTGATAATGCATGGGACTGGACTGCTTTAACCAAAGTGGTTCTAAGAGATATTTCACTAGATGTGGATTATCCCACCGCCGACTACGAAAGGGTTATTGGGGCAACCATGACATTCGAAATTCCTATCTGGATTTCAGGCCCAATGAAAAGCACAGTCAATAAGTTTGTGGGTGCAGTCAGGACTCAAGTCCGTGATGCTACCTTGGAAGAGAGATCATTAGATGATTTAATTCTACAAGAGCCGGAAGCTATCGCCCAGGGTATTACTCAAGAAGGAATACCAATACCCCTAATAGGAGGTATTGAAGAAAGTCGGATCGACGTCTCAACCGATGAGAATGGTATGGACAGTGGGATAGTTCCTGATCCGAATGACATCGATGCACCCTAAATCGTGAGTGAATCTGTCGTCTCTCTGATAAATAGTATGAAAGAATTTAAAGTATAAGTCGCTCGAGATTGACGCTGACTTAAAAGGAGACTTAAAATAATGGCTACTCTGATTTCCCCAGGTGTATCGGTAACGATAATAGACGAGAGTTTCTATATCCCGGCCACTGCCCCAACTATTCCATTATTCTTTATAGCTACCGAAGCAGATAAATTGAAACCTGATGAATCTGATGTTGCCCCTGGAACTCAGGAATCAGGCGTCGTTAGAACTATCACCAGTGCTTCTCAATTAGCAGATCTATATGGAGTCGCAGTATTCCGTCAGACTGGATCTGTTGCTCGCGACGGCCTATTTACGAATGAATATGGACTTTTTGCTATCAACACCTTCTTGGGCGTTGGTAATTTTTGTTATGTTGTACGTGCTGATGTTGATTTAGCAACTACCGTTGAAGATTCCGGCGGCTTCTCAAATGTAAAAAGTGCATTGAGTGCTGAAATTCTAAGCACCGATTCTGGAATACGTTCTGAATGGTATGAATATAATATTATTCTTTGTCCATATTTCGGTTATGATAGTTTTACCGGAGTCGCTTCAGGTGCCGTGGCAACTAACCTAATTCAATTGGGTAATGATATTAATAATGAGGCTTTCGTTATCTTCGATGGTCCTCACGAAATGACACCGGAAGATTTTGCTTTCGAATCTGCAAGTTTTCCTAAAAATGAATACTCCGCGGTGTGGTACCCAGGCGGCCGAGGCACTAACCTCGACGGCCAAGAAGTTTGGGTCCCAGCATCAGCCATCGCTATTCGGGTTATCGCTTTAAGTGATAAGAATTCTGAAGTTTGGTTCGCACCTGCTGGATTCCGAAGAGGTATCGTTGATAATGTATCTTCCACCGGTTACATCAGCAACGTTGATGTAGGTACTGGCGAAGGTATTTACACCGAGACTGTCATGTCTGTCGGCCAACGTGACGTTCTATATACCGATGGTCACAACGTTAACCCGATCACCAGATTCCCAGGCCGAGGCGTTGCAATCTTCGGACAGAAAACTCAGGCATCTGGAACCAGCGCATTGGACAGAATCAACGTATCAAGATTACTTGTTGCGATGAGACGTTCAATTCGTAAAGGTTCTATGTCATACGTCTTCGAACCTAATGACCAGATCACAAGAGATAATCTCCGAGTTTCCATTGAAGGATTTTTGGGTGACATCATGACACGCCGTGGTCTATATGACTTCGCTGTTGTTTCTGATGAGTCTAACAATACGCCAACTAGAATTGATCGTAACGAGCTTTGGGTTGACATTGCAATCAAACCAGTCAAAGCTGCTGAATTTATCTATGTTCCGATTCGAGTTCTCAGTACTGGCGCACAGCTATAACTAGGAGATAATACAAAATGGCTACTTTATTAAATCTAGGCGTTCCAGGTACCACTCCTGGTATATTGCACCCTAAGCAATCTAACCGCTTCATAGTCCAATTTCAAAATATGGGTGGCGCTGCAGATACCCAGGTGTTAACTCGCCAATGTATCTCTGCTACTAAACCTGTGATCCAATTCAACCAGGTGGAATTACATCGTTATAACAGCAGAGCTTATATTGCTGGTAAACACGAATGGAATCCGCTGGATGTGGTTTTGGAAGACGACGCTGGAAACGGAGCTGCTATTGTAATTCAACAACAGCTCGAACGGCAGTTAAGTCTAGTTGCTAGTGGTGCCGCTCCTCTAGGTCTTAATGCTGGACCAACCGGAGGCTCATACAAATTCAACACTATCCTTATGCAAACTGATGGTAGTGGTTCTGATGGTAGTGAGCCGAACGTCATCGAACGATGGACCTGTCAGGGTTGTTGGATTGTTAGTTCAACCTACGGTGAACTTGCTTATGAAAACGATGCGGCGGTTCAATTAGCATTGAATATTCGATTCGATCATGCTTTCGTTGAGTATAACAATACTTTAGATAACCAATCAGCATTGACTGGCGAATAAGACCTTAAATTAAGGTTCGTTACAAAGATAAATACCTCTAAGATTTAGGTCTCAGAGGTATTTTTTTTGGAGAAGAGGAATGGCATTATATAATATCAGGAATGGAGGGCTCGGAGTAAACCCGGCATCAGATCTTCTTGCTGAGATGTCGGATCCAACCCGTACTTGGGCGTTCGATGCCGAGTTCCTAGTTAAGGATATTTCCTCAGATATACAGAAATTTCATTTCTTTATCAAACAGATAGACAAACCTTCGTATAATTTTAACTATGCCGATATTAATAGATATGGATACAAACATAAAATATTAACCGGAATAGAAACCGGGGACCTCGGAGTACAATTTATAGATGACTCTACTAATAAGGTTCTGGCATTTGTCAACCATTACCTGAATAAATCGGTATATTCTAAAAATTCCAGATTCAGACAAGCTAACAGCCTACCAACAATGACACGGGAAGGATTCGATACCGCCGGAGTCAAACCATCAGGATCAGTAGGTCCCGGCGGCACTATTATCCAACAGATAAAGATCCACCAATATGCAGGATTCTCCCCTGATGGAACTGGGCGTGGCCGCATTAGAAGCTGGATCTTTGAACAGCCACAGATTGTCAGCTTTGATTTGGATGCGGTCGCTAGTGAAGAAGATTCTCTAAGCGGATTTGTTATCAATTTTAATTTTAAGAACGTCTTTATTGAAATAGGT